CTCTATGTGCTGCACGACAAGAAAGCTGGGCATGTCTCCGCGCCCTTCGCTGCGACCAATGACGGTGTGGCGTGTCGGATGGTGATCGAGGGCCTTCGGGATAGCTCGGCCATGATCGCCAAGTACCCCGGTGACTTCAAGCTGTGTCACGTCGGGGAGTACGGCGAAGGCGATGGGCACCTGGTCGGTGCGAATCCCGTGCGGGATATCGTCGAGGTCAGCGTGCTGGCGCAGTCGCAGGAGTCGAAGCAATTGCCGCTGCCGGTCAAGTAGCGGCTTCCATATCGCCACGCTGTTGGACGATCTAGGCCACGCCCATACCCATGGGTAGGCGAATTCAGCAGCGTGGCTCCCAGTAAGTTTCTTCAATTCAACAGCTCCAGCTGGAGCTCTCGCAGGAAGTCTTTTCAATCAACCCATGGAGGGTGTATGGCTCTCGGCCAACGTCGTGATCATCGTTTCTCCGAAGTGCCGTCTGTGAATATTGAGCGCTCGTCCTTCGACCGCTCGCACGGCTACAAGACCACCTTTGATGCCGGGTATCTGGTTCCGGTGTTCGTGGATGAGGTGCTTCCTGGTGACAGCTACAATGTGCGGATGCATGCGTTCGGGCGGATGGCTACTCCCATCTTTCCGGTGATGGACAACGTGTTGCTGCATTCGTTTTTCTTCTTCGTGCCCTACCGGCTGATCTGGGACAACTGGCAAAAGTTCATGGGCGAGCAGATCGATCCGGGTGATTCGGTCTCGTACCTGCTGCCGACCATGACATCGCCGGCTGGCGGCTACGCGGAGCAGTCGCTCCATGACTATTTCGGCATCCCGACCAAGGTCGCGGGGTTGGTGCATACGTCGATGTGGCACCGCGCCTACAACCTCATTTGGAACGAGTGGTTCAGGGATCAGAACCTGCAAGATTCCGTTGTGGTGGAAAAGGATGATGGGCCGGACACGTACTCGGATTACGTGCTGCTGCGGCGTGGGAAGCGCCATGACTACTTCACGTCGGCGTTGCCGTGGCCGCAGAAAGGCTCCGCGGTTCAACTGCCTTTGGGCGGAGCCGCGCCGGTTCTCCCGTATGAGGATGGGCTCCCGCATTTTGGAGCGGGTGGGCCGGATGTTAACTTCGGCGTGATTCAGACGTCGACGGCGGGAGCGCTTTCTCCGTTGAGGTATGGGATTGGAGCGCCAGCGGGTGCAAATACCACGTTGTATTGGCGCGAGGGTTTCGACTCAAACGACGAGGCTTGGACTGGTCTCTATGCCGATCTCGCGGACGCGACTGCGGCGACCATCAACGAAATCCGGCAAGCGTTCCAGATTCAAAAGCTGCTTGAGCGTGATGCACGCGGCGGCACCAGGTACACTGAAATTGTTCGGTCTCACTTCGGTGTGGTGAGTCCGGATGCGCGGCTTCAGCGCCCCGAATACCTGGGCGGTGGCAAGTCCGCGGTTAGTGTGGCTCCGGTGGCTCAGACGTCGTCCACGGATGTGACGAGTCCCCAGGGCAACTTGTCGGCGTTCGCCACCGTGGGCGTTCAGGGCCATGGGTTCAGTAAGTCGTTCACGGAGCACGGTGTTCTGATCGGCATGGTGAGTGTGCGGGCCGATCTCAACTACCAGCAGGGCTTGGACAAGATGTTTTCGAGGTCAACGCGCTACGACTTCTATTGGCCGTCGTTCTCGCACATCGGAGAGCAGGCCGTGCTCAACCAGGAGATTTACGCGACCGGCACGGCCACGGACGACGACGTTTTTGGCTATCAGGAGCGGTATGCCGAGTACCGTTACAAGCCCAGCAAGGTGACTGGGCAGTTTCGGAGCAACGCGACCACGTCCCTGGACAGTTGGCACCTGGCCCAGGAGTTTGGCTCGTTGCCGGTTCTGAACGCCTCGTTTATCGAGGACAATCCTCCGGTCGATCGGGTGATCGCTGTGCCCTCGTACCCGCACTTTTTGTTTGACGCGTGGTTCGACATGCGGTGTGCGCGACCGATGCCGGTCTACTCGGTGCCGGGGATGATTGACCACTTCTAGCCCGGTTGTATGGGCTTCAATCTTTGACCAGGTGTTGTGATGGCTGAGATTCTTGGAGCGGTTGGTGGTTCGCTGATAAACAGCGGATTGGAGTATTTGGGCAATAGGAAGGCCCAGGAGAGCGCGCAGGATGAAAACCGGTGGATGTTCAAGCACCGGTACCAGTTGACCATGCAGGACATGCAGCGTGCGGGGTTGAACCCGATTTTGGCCCATTCGCAGGGCCCTGGGTCGCCGTCGTCATCTCCTTCCGCGAGTTCGCATGGGCCGGATATTGTTGGCGCGATGTCCTCGGCGAAGCAGATGCAGCGTGTCAACAGTGAGATTGAGTTGCAGGAGGCGCAGCGGAAGAACGTGGATGTCGACAGCGCCAAGAAGTTGCAGGAAACGCTGGAGTCTGCGTATCGGTCTACGAAGACTCAGGCGGAAGTGGACAAGTTGTTTGAAGAGACGAAGCGGGTGCGGCACGAAACGACGAGTGCCAGCGCTAAGGCGTATCAGGACAAAGCGGACGAGGAAAGGCGTCGCACGATAGGCCCGAAGAGTCATTTGACGGACCTGGCCGAGACGATTGCTCGCACGTTGAAGGGCACGGCCAAGAGTCTTGGGTTGTTGAATGAGACACCCAAGCGGCAAGCGGAGCGTGAGAAGAAACCTGCGGTTCCGGCCAACAAGGCGGGCCGCTCTGGACAAGGGAGACGATGATGAAATTTCGGACGGCGTATCCGGATGCCCCGGAGAGGATCGGCGCGTTCAACTGTGTTGGTATCTCGCGCACTCGGCAGTCTGAGAAAGCTGCGTGCGACATCAACAACATCGTGTCGCGGTACATCAAGACGGAAGTCATGGAGCACATCAACGCCCATCGCGGCGTATTCGCGGACTTGCCCCCGCAGTTGGAGTATCAAGACGCGCTCTCGCAGGTGAAGGTTGCCGAGGGTGCTTTCTCGATGCTTCCCGCGGAAGTGCGGGCGCAGTTTGCCAATGACCCGTACAAGTTCTTGGCCTTTGCGGACGCGAACGAGGACTATCTCGTGAAGCTGGGGCTTGAGCGTGCCGCGCCGGTGGATCCGCCGGCAGATGTTCCGCCGGCAAATCCGCCGGCTCCTCCGCAGACGTAGTTTCCAGAGCCTGGGTGGCAGGCCGGCGGCAGTAGGCCGGTTGCCACCCGGGCCCCTTCCCAGGTAGCGTCATTGACAAGCGTTCCCCCTTTGGGGGATTGTGGGGGCACACCATTGATCACTTGATGTAATGGTGTGGACTGACACCGCTAGGTGGCAGTCTTTAAGCACTCTCCTCCTGGAGGTTCCATGCGGCGCAAGCACATTCCCAAGAAACGTTCAAAACGGCAGTTTGCCGGGTCTTCGGGGTCGCACCCCAAGAACACCGCACCACGGCCAATGCGGGGCGGAATTCGCCTGTAGGGCTCTCAACACATGCCAGGGACGGCGCGTGTCGTGTTTCTCCCCCTTGACCGCCTATCGCGGTACGGAGGTACTTCCCTCCGGGAAACGGTCCATCGTCTTTCAACCAGGGCAGGCCGTGACGGGCCTGCCAATCTCACTCCCTTGTGGGCGCTGCATGGGTTGCCGGTTGGAACGTTCCCGCCAATGGGCGGTCCGGCTCGTCCACGAGGGAGCCTCTCACGAGGACAAGTGCTTCCTGACCCTGACCTATGACCAAGAGCATTTGCCCCGTGATGGTTCTCTCGATCTCTCCGAGTTTCAGCGCTTCATGAAGCGCCTCCGTAAGCGTGTTTCTCCCGCGAAGGTTCGTTTTTTTCATTGTGGTGAATATGGGGAGCAGCTTGGACGTCCTCATTATCATTGCATTTTGTTTGGTTACGATTTTCCAGATAAGTTACTATTCAAGCGTGGTAGCGAGCCTTCCCTCAATCTTTATACTTCAGATATTCTCGCGGAATTGTGGCCTCTTGGCTTTTCTACCATCGGGGCGGTGACCTTTGAGTCCAGCGCCTATGTTGCGCGGTACGTCACCAAAAAGTGGATGGGCCCAGGTCAGGAAGAGCACTACGGCGGTAAGCGTCCCGAGTATGTGACCATGTCGCGGCGTCCGGGAATCGGTGCCGCGTGGATTGAGAAGTTCCAGAGTGATGTGTTTCCGGCCGACGAGGTTGTATTGCGCGGCCGGAAGATGGCTCCCCCCAGGTACTATCGTCAGATTTACGAGCTCACCGATCCAGTTCAAGCAGAGCTGGCGAAGCAGCGCCGCGCGGCGCAAGGCGCTGAGGCTGAGCTGCGGGAGCGTCTTGAGGATGTGGGTGCGTCTACTCAGTGGAAGGAGATTGTGGCGGCCAAGAAGTCCGGGGCCGCTGTGAGAGTGCGGGCGCCGCGAGCACGGATTTCCGTGCGCGCAGAGGTCGCCCGTAAACGCGCTCAGCAGTCTGCTGGGCGTCCATTTGAAAAGGGAACAAAGCTATGAATCTCTATGTGCTGCACGACAAGAAAGCTGGGCATGTCTCCGCGCCCTTCGCTGCGACCAATGACGGTGTGGCGTGTCGGATGGTGATCGAGGGCCTTCGGGATAGCTCGGCCATGATCGCCA